GAATGCGAGTACCAGGCCACCACGGTCCAGTCGATTCCGACCGGCACCGACCGACCGCTGGCCTACGGCACCGCGATGTGGCTAACCGCCGACGTCACCAAAGGGACCTCGACGGCAGGTGGGATCGCGGACGCCCGATTCCAGCTCAACCGGGACGGGATCTGGGCGATCGACGCGGGAGCCCGCATCCAGGTCGGTGCCAACGTGTCGGGCGGGATCTGGCTGGGCCTGGACGGTGGCGGCATGCGATTTGCGGCCAGTATCCCCAACTCCGGCACTCAGGCGGCGAACGTCGAGCTGGCGGTCTCGTGCATCCGACGATTCGGTGCCGCGACGGGACTGAACGTGAACTGCTGGCACAACGCGGGTGTCGCGAAGAACACCGACCCATTCAATCAGTCGATGCACTTCCGAGCCACCTGGCTTCGGCCTTAGGAGAATCATGCCACTATGGACCGATTTGCCCAATGCCTTCCGGGGTTCTGGGCTGTCTGTCATCGAATATCAGGGCTGGCAGAGTCGCGGCCACGGAACCCCCGGCCCGCTAGAAGGTGTTGTGTGCCATCACACAGCTGGCCCTCCGACTGGGGACACGCCCTCGCTCAATACCGTGGTGTACGGCCGATCCGATTTGCCCGGCCCGCTCTGCAATCTGTACCTGTCGCGGTCCGGGGTGGTGTACATCATCGCATCCGGAATCGGGTACCACGCTGGCAATACCGTCGTGGGGTGGGGCGACAACAACAGCGGATGCGGAATCGAAGCGGAGGCTACTGGCGTAGATCCGTGGCCGAAGCAGCAGTATGACGCCTACTCGCGGATGTGTGCCTGCCTGGCCAGCTACTACCGGCTCCCCATCGATCACGTGGCCGGACACAAGGAGGTCTGCGACCCACCGGGGCGCAAGATCGACCCGAACTTCCCGATGGACGCATTCCGCACGGCGGTCAAGTCGGGCGGAGCCGCTCCCCAAAAGAAGTACATCCTCGGAGAACAGGAAAACGAAATGCTGATCTTCTTCGACAACGTCATGACCGACCCCGGCTCCCCAGCAACGGAAGATCCGCATGTCGAACACCACGCCCCGGCCGTGCCCCCCACCTACGAATACCGATTCCACGGCCAGCGGACTTGCGAGGCGGGAGGCGGAAGCAATATCGCGTCGAGCGCTTGGGCTTGCTTCTCCTCGGCGTGGGGAGGATGCAACGTCAGCATCGCAGCCCTCGACGGTAAGGGCGGTGTGAAGTGGATCTTCGGCCAGGCGGGGAAGCCGAGCCGGGTGGACAACAACAAGCAGATCCCGTTCCCCCTCCCCTCGGGGACCCGAGTGGTAACGATCGAGGGGGTCCGGGACAACATCGGTACGATCCCGGCTTGCGACGTGTACAACCTGCCATAGAGGCCGTGCGGGTCGTCTACGTCGCCGGACTGGTCACGATCGTCCTGGTGTGCATCGTCCTGATCTGCATCCCAGGCGTGGCCAACAACGCGCACACCGAGACGGCCTTAGTCGCCGTGGGGTCAGGCGCCATGGGCGTATTGACCACCCTGATGTCCCGATACTGGGGCAACGGGAACGGTCGGTAGTGGCGATTCTGTCAGATCCAGTCGTCGCCTCCGCCGTTGTTGCCGAAGCAATCGGCGGTGGGCTAGGGATTCTGTGTTATACAGCGGTTGTGTGGCTGACTCGTCGTGACCGTTAAGGACGTCATAGTCGCTGTAATACTCTTCGGCGGGGTGTTGGCGGTCCTCATCGTCATCGAGGAGATTCTCGCTAATCTCAATCTTCAGGACGTAGTACATCACGGCGATGATCGAGACGAGGAACACCCCGACCAGGGTGAGTCCAACGATCCCGCCCGAGGCCCCAGCCAGGGCGGCGATGGTCCCGACGAACAGGGCCATGAAGGCGAGGAACAGCCAGAGGACGACTCGCAGGACCCACTTGGGGCGCTTTAGCGTGTGCCTACCCACGGGGCACCAGCTTAGTGCAGTCGCAGCCGTAGACGCTGCAATCTTCACCCGGTCGATAGTGATGGTGCACCTCGGATAGATGCCCGCATCGACAGATGACGGGGAGTTCCATCGCTCGGCGATGCAGCACTTGGCTGATCTTCACCGCCACGAGGGGGATGATGCTAACCCAGAGGAATAAGCCTACTAGAACCCAGTTCCAGACGGACACTGCCGGTCTCCCACACGTTCAGCGCTCGGCTGGTGTGGCAGACCGGCAGACGTATGCCGAGCGGAAGGCTACTGTTTCATCCAGACGCATCCCCCCAAGAGGTCCACGGTCAGGTCGGTGAACTTGACGGTGAAGTCTCTTGGTCCCTTGAAGAATGGGGTGTCGACGATCTTACGACCGGCGAGATGTCGACCGATGTAACAGCCCGGGGAACCTTCCTTGCCCGGTGTGTGGTAGTCTCCTGGTGGGAACTGGTCGGGGCCGGGTCCGACGGAGTAGCTGCCGTCACCAAATACCACCGCCTGCCCGATATAGGGCGGCAGGGTAGGAAATGGCGCCACCGTGGGGAGCGTCGCGCTAGGCGGGACCGGTGGCGGTTTCGCGTTCGGCTGGCAGGCGACCACCCCGACAAACAATATGGCCGCCGTGAGCAACACGGTTGAGAGGACGAGCCTCCACGAGATCACGGCACTACGTGTATCTCCAGTCTGAGCGGCGCGGAACCGACCTTGAAGTCGATGCCGCGTGAGAAGCCCTGGTCCCATTGGTGTTCGACCACCGCAGCCGCGCTCTCGTGCTCACGCAGGTGGGTGATCAGACGCTTGAACAGCTCTAGGGCCAGGCGCTTCTCTCGTTCGTGGATCTCTTCGGTAGCGCCCATCCGTTAATCCTACCATACGGGTTTCCACCCCGTCAAGGCCGGGTCCTAGCCAGGCCGGGCGCGCGCATGCCTAAAAGGTATGTGGTAAGCGTCACTCGCGGGGAAATTGTGGTTGGGTCTCCAATAGGGTAAAATTGTATTTATAAGGGGAGAGGGAAAAGCCCAAGCCCCAAAGGCCCGAGGAGTCCAAAATGGCCCGCAAGCTCCGCACCGTGAACTACTGCTCCTGCATCCGCCTGGAGATCGCATGCAACGCGACCACCTACGGCATCTGGGCTCCGGGCCACGACGCCAAGGCCAAGAGCTACCTCCAGCGCGCGCACCGCAACGACTACACCGTTCGGCTGGACGGCGTGGAGATGTCGGCCCGCCAGGCCACCGAGATCTTGGTCCCCGCGCTGGTGCCGTTCCTCTACTACGTCAAGGGCACGCTCTCGGCGCGGTTCGCCGATGACGACGCCGCGATGGCGCAGTCGGCCAAGTCGGTGCAGATCAAGGTCGGCCGCTGGACCTACAACGGCCTGCTCCTCGGCACCAAGGTGGTCTACGCCACCAAGTCGGGCGAGACCAAGGAGATCGCGGTCGAGGCCGCCAAGTTCGTCGCCTGATCGCTCGACCCGCTCCCTGCCCTTGCGGCGGGGAGCGGGGACGTGGTACGATAGCACGACCCCAACCCTACACAGAAAGAGTGCAGCAATGAAAACCCTAGGAATCGTCATCGGCGTCCTGTTCGTGGCCGCCATCTCGTTCATCATCGGAGTCGGCGCAGGTGGCGCGTCCACCCACCCGACCGTGGTCGCCCAGGCGCCAGTCGCCCAGTCCGTGCCAGCACCGCAGCCGACCCCGGCACCTCCGGCAGCCGAACCGGCAGGCACGACTCACCCCTACGTCGCGTTCAGCGACGGAACCTACGAGGTGGGGACGGGTGACGGGCAGATCCTGCCTGGCAAGTACACGGTCGGTGCGGCGGCTGGGCCGATGGGCAACTACTACGAGATCAGCCAGGGCGGCCAGGTCATCAAGAATGATTACACCCACGGCCCGACGTTCATGACTGTGGCCAAGGGCCAGACGGTCAAGGTCAGTGGCGGCGGCCTCTGGACAGCCAACAGCGGCTGGTGACGCGAGGCCCCCGGGTCATGTTGACACCGGGGGCACCGCTGTGATATAATGGTAATACCAACTAGAGAGGGAATCACAATGCAAGCAATGCCAGACCTCGGAGCGATGGTGCTCTATCGGGGGCAAACCCACTGGGTGAAGGCCATCAACCCGGCCGTCGACGACGAGGTGCAGATCGCGATGACGCCGACCGGCGATCACCCGCGCTGGGTCGCGATCAGGTACCTCGACCACGTGCCGCCGCGCAAGCCGGAGGCCAAGTCGCCGAGCCAGGTTCGGGACAGGATGACCACCGGCCAAGCCGAGGCGCTGTGCCGCATGGTCACCACGATCGCGGACGCGCTCGGGATCGGGGATGACAACCCCACCGTAGCGATGGCTCGCTGGAATGTCGCCGAGCTGGATCTCTGGCGCAGGCACCAGAGCTGAGAGACAACGAGGCCCCCCACCCGATTTGGGTGGGGGGCTCCGCTGTGCGCCGGGGAGCCCAGCTACTCCATTCGCAGTAAGCCTAGGAGGACCCCCGTCAAGCGCTCGCGATGCGCCCGGTACTAGGCGCCCGTACTGCCGAAGCCCGCTTGCCCCCGGTCGCTTTGACCAGGAAAGATTGCCGATGCCCACACGGGGACAGGTGTCACAGCGGGCATGATGATCAGTTGCCCCAAACGTTCTCCTCGCGTGACGTCGTACGTCGCCCCACCCATATTCCACACGCCCACAAACAGCTCTCCTCGGAACGACGGGTCAACAACTCCGTTGTAAACCCACAGCTTGTGTCGACGGAGGGTGGAGCTGCGGCCCGTGATAAATCCCCAGGTGCCAGGCCGGAGATTGGCCACGATTCCGCACGGGACGTCGCGGAACTGGTGAACCGGAATCCGGACATCAGCCGACGCGTAGAGATCCAGACCCACGTCGTCAGGGTAACCACGCGAGGGGAGGATCGCTTTGTCGTCATTCCTCACGAATCCGATCTCGCCCTGCTCGGGCTGCTCGGCCATCATCTTGCTCAACGAGTCGCGAGCCACCCGTACCGACTCCGTGACTACCGCACCCCGCAGGGCGAACCCCCGAATCGCGATCGACGCGTGGTTGTTCGTCACGATAGCGACGGGGATTTCGTGGATGATGGCCCATTCGATCTCGGCCGGAACCCCGATGGTCGGCACCCCGTGCGGGAGAAACGCCATGACCCCGTCCACCGTGGCCAGGACCGCGCGATTCACCCGCTCGACCTGGACGGCCCCATCCGCACCTCGGACCCCGTTGAACGCCTGACCCGGCCGAAAGATGGTCCAGTCGTCCGGGACCACCCAGCTAATCGGCATGTGGTT